GGGATGTTTTCCTCTGTGGGTACGTTACTTAGTAAAGTAACGTTTCGGCGGCCGCCTTCCAGCGACCGCCTAGGGGCTCATAAACCCCTACCGCGGAAGGATCAACCCAACGTGAGGTGACCCTACGACGGATTTTGAACCTATTATGGTTAGATCTAACCATAACACGTCCGTCCCTTATGAAACCTCCAACAGCACTTGTCAACAGCCCATCCGGGTTAAAGAAGATTTCTCTTCTCTTTCCACGAGAAAATGGGTAGTATCGAAGCTCATCAGCGGCAGTTGGTAAACGGAATGACATCGGTTTTGCAGACAGGTAGCGATATATCACGCCGCCTGTATGCTTATCCCGTGGCATTCCTGGAGGAGCAACCGGGAGTTTAATGCCCTCCGCATCTCCGGCATCTACTGGTACCGGTAAGAAGTCTACCAGTCCCAGCAGGTACCGTACTGTGCGGTGAAGCATTATTCCTGATCGCGCACTCCAACGAACTAACCGATTGATGATGGAGTAAACGTCAGCGCTTGTGGATAGATTCTTGAGATATACTCCACGGATATCACTACCCCTGAAGTAGTCTCCACCACAAGACTCACGGAAGTTGCCAACATTAAACGACTTTTCAGTGTTTACCTCGAAACCAAAGAGTTCAAGCGCTCTGATAACGAAATCGTAGCTCTTTCGAACTACGATAATATCGTCACCAAAAACGCCGAAATTCATGGTTTTTGAGGACCGGTCTTTGAGAGGAATTCCCAAAAGCCGGTATGAGGCAACAACTATGCTCGCAAATAGTATCGTTTGCAAAGGGAACGTAAAAGCATTCCCCATGCTCGATACCATGTGTAACTCAATCCTGGAACCATCTGGAAGAATGGTAACAGGACTCCTCGTTCTCTCCAACCACCGATAGACATACGGTGGGAGGATAGCTTTGAGGAGGTTGAGAGACACACTGTCTGACGCGCATGATAGGTCTATGGTTCCAAAGGAACCGTCGATACTACCAAGGCACGCCAGTCTTCTGTTGACGAACTGTTGGTCAGCCATTGAAAGTTTCCAACGGCGTTCCAGCTGTTCCTCTAAGAAGGACCCGATCCCTTTCTGAAAAAGCATATTCAGATTAGGCTCGGTACAGATAGTACGCGAGATTACTGACGTTTTAGGGACAAAGGAAAGACGGTTACCTTCCACTATAGCGTGCCCATATTGGTTTTCACGCGCATTTTCAGCGAGATTCCAATAGGGCCAACCAACTATAGCGCACCGGTAATCCCTGTAAAGATGATCGCTTGTGCAAGTGAGGTTGGAATCGAACAACTTTGTGTAAAAGTTGTCCGAAACTGCTCCTCTACTAGCACCCGGACCAGTCATAAGACCTTCTGAAATTTTAGAAAGGTCCAATGATAGGTGCGGGCCATCGTGGAAGTACGAATCAAAGAGGCTTTTGACCTCTTCGATAAGTGCATCCTCAAACAATCTCTCTGGTTTTAACGCAAACTCCTTACATCTCTCGTTGCTCCGTAAAAAGAGCCCGAGAGCTTTAAGGTCTGCGTCTGCACTCTTCTGATCCTCAAATTTCTTGAGAAAAGAATTGCGCAGCCAGAGTGACTGTGCCGATGGAAGATCCATATCCGAAGTAAGGATGTGGTCCGTTTTCGGCAGATCATCCTGAAGGTGTTGAAACGCGGTAGCAAAAGTATGCATACTACGCTCCTTAGGGGTGATTACCTCAGAATAACCGGGCTAAGTTAACCCAAACCCTACACTCAATGTCCTCCAAATAACAGAGGGCACGAAGCGCGAGGGAACCGAGGATAATCACGACGGTGAGGGAAATAAAGCCACTTACCTGTTTCACGGGCCGTCTCCACCTAACGAAAGTTAGGCTACGCCGCTAACCAGTGTGTCACCAAGACCCGCTGAAATTTGGGTCAAGGCGCCAACAAGCAGCGAAATTGCTGCTCTTAGGTTTGCGGCATCCGCAGTGTCGGCACCCGCCGGGATCTCGAGAAGGCATCTGATCGTCATTACTGACGCCGGCTGCCCTGCAAGAGGGATTGCTCCCTTTGCAATCTTGATCAAGTGGGTGTTCTTCGGCACGCTTTGGAGTAACCCAGTGACAGGATGTGGCTTACCAAGGCCTTTGTAGACCTTGGGCCTCACGTAAAGAAACGTGAAGGGGTCCGATGCAGAGTGGACCCGCACTCCTACCTGCGTACCACCTAGGGCGGTGACAGCCCACTGTTTCCCATTGGTGTCAAGAGCAACATCGACAACATGGGTATACGTGGGGGCTGTGAAGCCCGTCTGGGCCCCACCCGTAATGGGTGAGGTAATTGCTACTGTCATTTGACAGTTCCTTTTCTTTGTGGTTGGAAAGAATAGCCTTATCCAAACGGAGAGGGCTCCCATGCACAGAACTAAACAGTACCCCTAAGCAGTTTTACTACTTTGGGGTCTGCAAAAAACTCTGCAAAGTCCGAGTATTTTAACCCGGAAATGCGGAGTCTCTTCTGTGCGATGAAAACCAGACTGTCCGTGTAGCGGTCCCTATCGTGATAAGACTTCTGGACCCACATGTCATACCCGCCCTCTCGTATGAAACTGAGAGTAGCGGAGGTGCCATGTAGGATCCAGAGGAACTTAACGGTTTCGACATAACTGCCGAACTCGTCCGAAAGGAGACCCCTAAACGTCCAGCCCTCCTTATGACTCCCAGTGATGTAATTCTTCTTCCTAAAATCGGGAGAAGAACAGTCATCCCAAAGGAGATCATAAAGAGAACCGTCATTGGACAACAAGCTAACAAGGTACTCTCCGTGATTCAAGAAACGACTAGAATCACTTTGATGCTTTGCGAGCACGTGACCGTTGACGGCCAGCGTATTGCGCAATAGATCGACAAACGCTTTGGTTTTCATCTGCTAATCCTCTCATTTATGGAAAGGTTGAACGGTTCTCGCACCGAGTTTTAGTGCAGCGATATTTAACCACTGCATTGGACTCGGAATGTCTAATCGGATCTTGGAGATTGTAAAGTCTCCTGTAAATCCGTGACGCGAGAGCGTACGGTAGCTCGATTTACTCGTAACATCAGGACCCGATGAAGTCAGATATGTTCCTGCGAGGTAGGTTTTCATCTGCTGGTGGTCGATGGTATGTACCCTCAAATCTTCTGTTTCGAGGATAGTAACCTCTTCCACCCATGATGGACCGCCCTCTAGGTTCACGGATGACTCTATCACATCGCCTATATTTGAGAAATAGTCGATGAGGAAGCTATAAGGGATAAGCTCCCAAATCTGAGAGGGAACGTCGGCCCAGTTTAAACCACTGAGTCGAGCTAACTCACCAGAAAAAGAAGCTACTCTGCTAGCATCCTGGAGCTTGGCTGACCACACTCCGTAAAGGATAACTTCGGAACTATTAGTGACACGACGGTTCTGTTGATAATAAAAAGTATCTCCAAAACCTGTGCCACTAGTTGCGACGCTCCCAACGGATTGTGAGACCAAAGTGACGTCACTACCATAAGCTCGAAACTGTTGCCGGGCAAGATACTCCCTGCAAGCAGCACGAGCAATAGCAGTGGCGCCGTCTTCGATGTCGCCTAACAAAGGCTTCCAACCGAAGACTGTCTCAAGCCAAGTATCTGCGAATGCCTTAACGGTTGAAGAATGATTACCTGTCGCTCGTTTCCTGAGTTTACTCAGACGATTGATAAGGGTAGTCGCTCTGCCGCGTAAGGATTTTGCAGGCCTGATAACCATAGAAATACTCTTACCAAGTTCGCCAGCAAAAGCGAGGCCTTGAAATTGCCTCCTTCTTTTGGTCCACTTGCGTTGAAGTATCCGTATGGCTTGGTTACGAGCTTTTTCCATAGAAGACGACCCACTATGACTGGTAACCCCTAAAGGAAGATTGAGGTTTAAGAAAACCCCATTCGACCCGTAGGAGCCAACAGTTTTGTAGGCCGGGCTGCCGGGTGATGGATCACCTCGAAAGTAAACTACTGACGAGAGATCCTCCGCTTCGGCATTAGAGACGTTGACGAGCATATTCCCGCTAGCATTGGCACCCAGTTTGATTAGAGTCCTCCTCTCCGGACGATTCTGGCCTATACGGGTAAATCCGTAAGACCTGACGTCCGCGAGGAGTCTACTAATCGTTGGGTTCCCGTTAGCAGGAGTAAGAAAGTGAGTGCCTCGCCATGAGACACTCCTCGTCTTATTTTTGTCGCCCATCGTCTACCCTCTATGGTTCACGATCATCATGACCGTGCAAGAGTGTACTCCAAACATACTGGTTTTTATCCCAGCCGACTGACACAAGGAAGCGCAGGCTAAAGCCTGAACGCCTCCCCAAGTGTCACCTGGCTGGGTAACCAGTTCTGCTCATTGTACACAGGAGGACACAGGAGAGTATCCCGGGCCATTTGAAGGCCTCAGGAGAGCGCGAGCAGCGC